ATGACTGGAGATTTAGAAGTTTCTCTGGGTGATTTAACTCATGATGGTGGATTGGAGACGGCTGTTTATCTTAGTTTATTTACGGACAGAAGAGCTAGAGATGATGATGTTTTACTTGATCCTGACAATCCTGATAAACGTGGTTGGTGGGGAGATTTAATTTCTCCAGAAGTAGAAGGAGATCAAATGGGTTCTCGTCTTTGGTTATTAAGAAGGGCAAAGACAATAGAAGAATCTCTAATAAAAGCAAAAGAGTATGCAGAGGAATCTCTTCAATGGTTAATAGAGGATAAAGTAGCATCAAATGTGATTGTTTCTACTGAGAGAATAGGAACACCAGGAAAAGATTGGTTAGCAATTTTAGTGCAAGTAATAAAAGGCAGTACTGAAATTACAGAACTTCGATATGATGTTCAGTGGGGTGAACAATTAACATAAAAAGGGAGGTATTGATTTGAGCTTTTCAAGGCCATCACTAACAGAACTTTGTGATCGTATTTCTTCTGATTTTGAGACTCGTATTACTGGAGTTGGATCATTATTGAGAAGATCCATTTTGAAAATAATGGCTAAAGTATATGGTGGAGCAATTCATTTATGTTATGGATTTTTAAAATATACTGTTGATCAGTTATTTGTTCTAACTGCTGATGAAAATAATCTAAATACACATGCTACTGAGTATGGTTTAAGTAGGGAATCAGCAACAAAAGCAACAGGAACTGGAGCAGCTACAGGAACAGCAGGAGTGGAAATCCCTGTCAATACTAAGTTACAATCTACTACAGGTGAAGTTTATTTGATTGATGATACTTATACTGTAGGGGCTGGAGGAACTGTAAATATTAATTTTACGGCTCAGGTGGCTGGAGTTGATAGTAATAATGATGCAGGAATAACTTTATCTTTTGTTAGTCCTATTGTAAATATTAATTCCTCTGTTACTGTTGATTCTGATGGAATTTCAGGTGGAACAGATGAAGAATATGTGGAGGATTTAAGAGATCGATTATTAACAAGAAAAAGACAACCACCACATGGAGGAAGTCAAGCTGATTATGTAACTTGGGCTAAAGAAGTATCAGGAGTAACTAGAGCATGGTGTTTACCTGCATATAATGGATTAGGAACTATTGGTGTTGCATTTACTAGAGATGATGATACTTCTATTATTCCTGATGCAACAGAGAGAAACACAGTTGAAGAATATATTATTGAACATATAGATCCAGCATCAGGAGAAACTGTTGGAATTCCTGTAGGAGCCCAAACAGGATTAACAGTTATTACATTGGTATCTCAATCTATTGATTTTACTATTCGATTGTCTTCTAATACGACTACAATACAGACAGCAATTGAGAATGAATTAGAAGATTTGTTATATAGAAAGGGTGGTCCAGGAGAGACTATTTATCTTTCTCAAATTAATGAAGCAATAACTTCTGCTCAGTATAATTTTAATGCTGTCTTAGTATCTCCTAATGCAGATATTACAAGTACTAATACACAAGTTCCTATATTGGGTACTATTACATTTGAAGATTTATAATGAGTAATTATTTAGTCTTAGGTCCTGGAAGATGTGGAACTAGTACGGTAGCTAGACTATTACATACTAAATTGAATATTTCTATGGGAGAACATTTTAGACTGGCTGATAGATATAATGTAAATGGCTATTTTGAAGATTTGGAATTTAAAAATCCTAATGAGTTCTTTATTAAAGGTTCTTATTCCTTTAAAAAATGGAATATGATTATACAAAGGGAAATAGAGAAGAGAGAGAGATTTAGTTGGGGATTGAAAGACCCTAGATTATGTTATTTGTTAGGATTTTATTTATGTTATATAGAAAATCCAATATTTATAAGATGTAGACGGGAATTAAAGAAAATAGCAAATAGTTTAACAAAGTGTTATGGATGGAGTTATTCAAATGCTATTAAGGTGATAAAGATGAGAGAATTATTTTTAGACAGAATATTAAAGAATAGGAGAGTTTTGGATATCTCTTTTGATAACTTTAAGACGGATGAGGAGATAGTAATAGAATTGGAGGACCAAATATGACTGAATTAGTACCCATAAAAATAAAAGTAACAAAGGATGGGAAAGGCCATTTTGTTTATCCTAAGTTCAAAAATAAATTACAGTTTTTTAGAGAACATCGGGATTATCAGAGTGAACCTCTTATTTATGATAAAAAGTATGATTGCAAAACAGAGGGAGCAGGTAGTCCAATAGGAATGCGTTGGTGTATGAAATTAGTCCCAAAAGAATTTGCAATAGAGGCCTTACAAGTGTTTTCTAGTACAGTGTTTGAAATGACGGAGGATGAAGCAGAGGATTTCTATGATAATAGAGCCAAAATTAGTGTATCTGAAAATAATTATGATATTAAAACTTTACAGGGACTACAATTAGAGTTGGTTTTGAAAGAGAAATTGAAGCAAGATACAAGCGAAGTTAAAGAACGAATAAGGAAAGCTATTGATCCTAATGATGATTCTTCTGGAGTTAGAAAGAATAAGGAAAAAAAGTGGAAAGATTTGAAGGCATCTATGAATTTGAAGGTGGTAAAAGCTGTCGTGTCTTAATATCTATACCTAATAGGTATTGGGTTCACATTACAGTAGTTCGATGTTTATTATTAATGGCAGAGGATAAGAGATATCAGAAAAGAATTATATTTCCTAAAAGGCGGCCTTATGTGAATAATTTAAATCATATAATAAAACAATTTATAGAAGGGGATTGGGATTTTTGGTTATCTATAGATACTGACAATCCTCCTTTAAATAATCCGTTAGATTTGGTTGAATGGGATAAAGACATAATTGGATTGCCTACACCCATTTGGCATTATACAGGAGAAAAGAAAGGGGAAAGACCTGTTTATTGGAATGCTTATGATTACGATAGAGAGTCTGATGCTTATAAGGAACATCAAGATAGAGAGGGGCTACAAAGGGTAGATGCAGTTGGAACAGGGTGTTTTGTCATCTCAAAAAGAGTATTTGAGAATGAAGATATGAGAAAAGGGGCTTTTATGAGACAATGGTATGAAGATGGAACAGTTCATAAGGGGAATGATATCAGTTTTTGTGAATTGGCTCGTAGAAATGGTTTTGAGATATATTGTCATTATGATTATCCTTGTGATCATTATACAAATTTATCTCTTAATGATGTAGTAAAGGCCTTTAAAAATATGTATGGAGACGAAGGATAATGGCTCATACTCCTTGGACAGGAATACAATATGATAAATTGTATCTGCAATCAGGTCAATTTGAGTCTAGCGTAAAGACAAGTAGAGTTGTTTCTGGAATAGATAATGATCCTAGAGGTATTTCTTATGATGACCGAGGCAACACTCCTTGGACAGGAATACAATATGATAAATTGTATCTGCAATCAGGTCAATTTGGGTCTAGCGTAAAGACAAGTAGAGTTGTTTCTGGATCAGATACTTTTCCAACAGCCATTTCCTATGATGGTACTAATACTCCTTGGTGTGGAGATGCGAATAACAAATTATTTCTCCAACAAGGTCAATTTTTATCTACCGTAACGACCAGTAGAATTGTGGGTGGAATTGATGCAGAACCTATGGGAGTGTCTTATGATGGCACTAATACTCCTTGGGTAGGTAGACAATATGACAAATTATATCTCCAACAAGGTCAATTTTTATCTACCGTAACGACCAGTAGAATTGTGGGTGGAATTGATAATGATCCTAGAGACATTTGTACCAATGATATATATGGACGATTAACAAATATTTCTTCTAGTAGTAGTTCCATTAGTAGTATTTCTAGTAGTAGTTCTAGTAGTAGTTCCATATCATCAAGTAGTAGTATTTCTAGTAGTAGTTCTAGTAGTAGTATATCTTCTTCTAGTAGTAGTATATCTTCTTCTAGTAGTAGTAGTTCAATAAGTTCTGAAAGTTCATTGAGTTCAAGCAGTAGTTCTGTTAGTAGTTCTGTTTCGTCTAGTAGTTCTAGTTCATCTTCCTCTAGTGGAGTAACTTTATCTATTCCTGAAAACGTAGAGGCTGTTGGAGGAGATAAAAAAATTACGATTTCTTGGGATGCAGTAACAGGAGTAACTGATTATAATATTTATTATAAAATAACTCCTAATGTAACAGTTAGCAATGGAACTTTAATTAGTGTTGCTGGAGCTATAACTTATGATCATACAGATATTAATTATGCTGCTACTTATTATTATATAGTGACCTCAACTAATGAAGGATTAGAAGGTGGAGCATCTGATGAAGTTTCTGCCACGGCTCGATTGGATAATTTATCAGGGGATTATTTAAGAATGTTAAAATCTCTATTACCTAAAGGTTCTGCTTGGCCTAGAGAATAAGGAAGGATTAAATGTCAACTAATACTGTACTTTCTAAATTTTTGCAAGCTTTAGCAGATGAATTAGCTCGGTTGGATTATAGAGCAGGAGAATTATTGACAGAGAAAAATACATTAACAACTGATGAATTGTTATCAGACCATGAGAGGGATTTTGATATTCCTAATGATTGTGATGAATTAGCTGCTACAGATGCTAATCGTAGAACAATGATCAATGTGAAATTGAAATTAGTAGGAAAACATAATGCTTCTTATTATGAAAATATAGCAACAGATTTAGATCATACCATATTGATTTTTGAACATACAGAAGAAGAAGCTTTTATTTGTGGAGAATCTGTATGTGGAGACAGTATTGGAGATCGTAAAATGTCTTATTATTGGTCAGTTGCTATTTACTATAATCATTCTATGGCAGATACTACTACTGGAGATGTTCCTTTTTTAGCTAGTTTAATATGTGCTATAAAAAAACATCGTCCAGCACAGACATTTGTTTTATTTGATTATTATGGTCCAGGATTTTCTAATGGATTTGGTTTTGGATTTGATTCGAGGCCTCCAGAAGCAACTAAGGCTACATGGGAAGGTGGTTTTGCACATGCTGGATTTAGTTCTGGTTTTGATCGATATCATGGAGTGACATGGCCTGCTTATCGGGGGGGAGGATTTACTAAAGGTTTTAATTTAACAGGTTTTAATGTGTTTCCTGGGATAGATTTAAATCCTTATTTTGTAGGAGGATTTACTAGAGGGTTTTCTTCAGGCTTTAATATTAATAAAAATGTATAATTAAGGAAAGGATTTAAAAATGGCAGATACACAAAGAACAAGAGCTGCTTTGTTAGCATTGATTGCAGATAATGTTACAGGACAGATCTCGGAACAAGATCTAAGAGATATTTTAGTTACGGTGATGCAGCCAGAATTTGTTAATGCAAATGATTTTTGGAATGAACCTAGTGTTGA